TCTGATATTGTGCCTTGCTGCAAGCTGAAATCGTCTTGCTCGCCTGACTTAGAAAACCATAGCTTGTTTGGGTCGTTGTTAGAGCCGCCATATACAAGGCGCTGCTCATAAAATCCAACAGCCGCAGGGTAGTTGCCAGACGACAAAAACGGAGCCGCCGCCGAAGCAATCCGGCGAATCAAACCCCCGCCAGTGTAAGCCGTATAGCCAGAAGCATCCTCGCCCGATAGCTGGAAAGTGTTAGCGCCAGCATTGACACCAGCAATCGTAAATTCTCTGCCGTTTAGTTGCGTTGTTCCTGCCGCATTTTCGATAAACACTGTATCGCCGTTGGTAAATACATCGCCGCCTGTGTAGGTAATCACGCACGGATTAGCCAAGGAAATGGCGCTGATAAGCACGCCGGGTTGACGGGTTTTCCTAACAGGCGCGTGAGCCGTAAGCGCCCAGCTTGTAGGGCTTGTGTAGGTAAGTTTTTGCGGTGGGTGCGAAGGATGCGTAATGTAAAGAATATCATTATCCTGCGCGAATTTTAACTGCTGTAAATCGCCAGCCGCATAAGGCGTGGTGACTTCTACCGCTACGCCGGGCGTAGATTCCACAATCCCATCATCACGGAAAAAGCGTATTTTTGTAGGCGTAAACTCCATAATAAACGCCACTGAATCAGTGAACACAAACGGATAAAGAAACGCCTTAGCATTGCTTTTTGTTTGCGCGACAAAATATGACCCAGTGCGAAACTTCGCTCCACCTACTTCTTCGGTGATAAAATTCCTAACCCTGCGGCCTGATTTGTAATACGCGGCAATATCAAATCGCCCATAAATTCGCGGGCTGATTTCACCGTATGAAAAATCAGGATAAGATGTGTTGACGTTAGTCATCAAATATCACGCGGTGCGAGTTGGCAATGGTGTTTGTAAGTCGAGCCGTGCGCGCTCTGCTTACCTGCCTGCGCGTTGGTGGCCTTTCTTGCCCGTCGATTGCCTTGCTCATAGCCGCGCGTTGTTTACGCAATTCCACCAATCTGGAAACATCGGTATTGCTTGAAGTTACCTTAAAAGCAATCGCCATTGCTAAATCAATAGCCAGCAAATCAACAAATAACGGGTCGAATTTAGAAACGTTTGTTACGTCACAAACGTATTTTATGCGAAGTTGCCCTGCTTCTGCGCTATACAGAATATAGCCATTTTCTATTTCGTAGCTTTCGTTTCCTATTACGAAACCTTCCGCATCCACAATGGAATTAAGGCGTACAAAATCAGTAGGCAAAAGAAATTGCGATTCATACCCAAATGCAGGATCTTCAGATGAAGCTGCAAGAATGGCGCGTTTGCTGGCAAAATTCCACGGATGTTCACGCAATAACTTGCGGCGTGTTACATCATACCAGCGATTCAAAAGTGATTCTGTGGCATCTTGTGGATTTTCAATATCCAAAACCGTGCCAGCGGTAAGTAGGTCAAGGGCAAGATTGCCAATATCAGTTGATGACGTGACAGACATAAAACCCTTCCAGGCAGTCGGGAGGATAGGGCGGTGGAACCCTACCCTCCCTTTCGTTTAGCCTTGAACGAATTTAGCAATAACCGTAACAGTGCCAGCAGCAGTGCCGACAGTATCAGCGGTTACAGCAATATCGTAGGCTATATCAGGCGTAGTTTGGGCAGAGAGTTGCGCCAGTGTGCTTTTCACGTTAGCAATATCAACCGCAGCCAAACCAAGCTGGTGACCAGTTGCACGGGTAAGTGCTGTTGCCAGCGTTTGCCCGGTCATGAACACGCCCTTGCTAATTACCGCGCCAAGATTGGTGCGATACAGGCCAAGTTCATAGTCCGTGCCGCCCGTAATAGCATCGCAAGCAATGCTGATTTCGGTCGGAATCAGACTTGAAGGCACGTCCTTGAATACGCGGTAAACAGAACCGTCATCATCAGCAGCCGCTACCTCAAAGGTAGCAATCATGGTAAGCTCGCGCTCACCTGCACCTGCAAATGATGGGCCGGTTTTTTTACCAGCAACAACCAGCGAATCAACGTACTTATTCTCAATAGGCATAAAAACTCCTTACCTTATGCTGTTACACGGACGCGCTGAACCAGCACGCCTTCGCTGCGAACCGCACCGATTTCGCAGAGCACTTGCACCTGCGTGGTTTCGATAAGGTCGTTACGAGGCTCAATCTTGATGCTCATTTCTTTTGAAACACCAAGAACGATACCACGGCTGGAAGCAGCAAGCAGTTGACGCTCACCGCCAGAAGCCGGGATAATCGGCGACGCTACAGACGAAGCAAACAGAACCAAATCCATGCCCAGAGCAGAAGCAATGCGCCCCTTATCTACAGGCATCTGGCGGCCAAAATCACCGCTGGTCAGTTCGATTTCACCAAGCAGATTGGTATGCTCGCGGCCACCAATCGTCAGGTAAATCTGCTCGCTGTCATCAACGCCTACATCGCGGTCATAGAAATTCTGACGAACTTCAAGCAGCTTTTCGTAGGTGAGGCCAGCAGTAGCATCAACTACTACAACGCCATCCGTTGTCGCGGTTACGGTTGTACCAAAATCGCGCCCGGTAAGCACATCTGCGAAAGCAGCTTGATACATTACGCGGTCATACTGGCGAAGCATACCAGCGGCTACAGCCTTGGCATATTCGCTTTCTGGGTTAAGAAGCGCACCACGAACGTCGCTTGCATCAATCGGAAGATTGATTACAAAGCGGCGACGAGCAATCCGGCGACGATTGTGCGTGATGTCATCAAAAGTCGCAGGCGCGTTACGGCCTAAGACTTCGCGGGCTTCTACACGGCCAAGACCGTCATAAGCCCAAAGGTCGCCAGACATTTGTTGAACTTTAGCATAAGGCTTCAAGCGCGACTGCATTTGTTGCGCTTGATGATGCACCATATCCGAAAACTCGGTAATCAGCGCATTATCAATGGATTGAATTGCCACAGGAAACTCCTTTAATGTGGTTGTGAAACGAAAACAAAAAGTAATGTGTTCGATTCGCTACCCACTAAAGAAGTGGACGATATCTGGGCGTTAGCCGTGTCAGACGGACGTCGCAACGCTACCCGTCACAAGCAAATTATATCATTTATCGATGGTTGTCAAGCACCAGATATAAACTTCATCTTCCTTTATAAATTCTATAAATACTTTATTGGTAAATTTGATGGCATTGTCATTACCAAGCCAGCGAATCATGGCATGGGCGGTTGCTCTAATGTATTCTGGGTTTGTCATGATTGTTTCAAAATCTGAGGGTTCAATAGCAAAACGCAATCTCAAGGTTTTTCCAAACACCTCGTTTTTGCCAGAACAAACTAGCTTTGAATTTTTAATTTCGCGCTTCACTAAATCTTGGAATTGCAGCAATTCAGCGGGTTGGGGTTACGTGGACATACTAAGACCCCAATGCACGACGCACCGCTGCCGACATTTCTTCAATCTTAGCCCGCGTTTCTTTATAGCGTGGGCTTGTTGGGTCAGTGGCATCTTTGCTTGAACGCAACGCAGCAAGCTCTTTGCGCGTGGTTTCTATGTTTGAAGCAGGCGCAGCTTCACCGCTGGGCAGTTTGCCTTCCGCGCCATATTCCTTCTTGACACGATCAATCTCTGCCTTTGCATTAGCAGCCAAGGCCTGCATGGCAACAAGCACGTTAGACGAAGCATCGCTAATAGCCCCACGCAATTCTTCCGGCACAAATGCCTTGATTGCTTCCTGCGCCACTGTTTCGATTTCGCTTGCCTTATCTCCAAAATGCTTGGCCGTAAGCTCGGTATAAACTTTATCATCAGCAAGGCTAGAATTATTCTCTGCTTCTTTTTCAAGAAGCAAATAGTCTTTATAAAAATCAGCAGCTTGTTTTTGAGTAAGCCCATGTTTGCTAAATAATTTTTCAGCAATAGGGGAAAATTCAGCCAAGACTTTTTCATCAAAACCTTCCACTTTCGGAAGGTCATATTTTTCCGGCCTTGTTGTAGAATAGAATTTTTCCCATTCCTCAGCAGGCGAATCAGTTAACGGAACGCCAGCAGGCCGCTTGCCAATCAGGCTTTGGGCATTATCGGTGAGTTTCCATAAATCATCCGAGCTTTTAATGTCCTTTGCCCAACCTTTAGAAGCGTATGCTTCGGGTACGGAAAAACTACTTGCTGGCGCTTGATTTGGTTGCGGTGCGTCTTGCGCGGGCGCGGGTGTATTATTAGTATTATCCATTTTTCACCACCATTGAGTTAATTAAATTAAATAATTCCTGAGTGTTGTAATCGCTGGCTCTGCCCATCCTCAGTGCCAGCAATTGCATTTAATGCACGAATAAACTCTTTTTCATCCACCTGTTTCATAACGACTTTAACGCTTATTCATAGAAACCATTGACCAAAACTGTGCCGCGAATAATTTGCGAGGCGGTAGCAGTGCCTACAGGCATTTTCAAAATCACATGCAGGAATGTACCCGCCGCGACATAAAGCGGCGCGTCTAGGTTCACATCCACTGGCGCTGCGATAGAGCCGATTGCAGCCCCGATAGCAAAGCTCTGAAAGCCAAGGGTAAGGCGGCGTGGCGCTCGCGTTCCAGCTGTTGCGGAATCGGCTGTGTTTAAGGCAACAGCCGTTGAGCCTACGCCCAAACCCCATTGCAACACCGTTGCGGTAGTAGCAACCGCCGCGCCGAGGTTAATGGTTTCGATGCGCAGGCCGCGCACCACAAGGTTTTTATTCGCCGCCGCTGCGCTAGGCAAGGGAACTTGGAAAGCAAATAGCGCGTAATCTGTTTCTGCCCCAGCAACAGCAGCAAATTGGAATTGACCGCCAAGCGTAGTATAACCCGCCGCAGTGTTGCTAAGTGTAGCAGACGTTGGCGCCGCTGTGTTGGCATAGTTGGCAGTCTGACCAGCAGCCGCTCCGCGTGCATTGTTAATGGAAGATTGCTCCATACCCGCACGAGCCGTAGAATGAAGCCTATTTGCAGCAAGGTCACGCCCAATAACTGCAACGTCGCTAACTTCCATGCGGAAAGCAGTGGCAACCGCCGCGCCATTGTAGCAACGCATCAACATGGGCATCGCACGCGAAAAGCTGGTTGCCGCCGCTATTGCGGAAATAGGCAAAATTCCATAAAGAACACTATTAATATAAAATTCTACTTGGTCTTGGTCTTGCACTAAGCGGTAGAAATTGTTTTCTCCGGGTGCTGGTGTAAATCCTAAGTTAACTGTGGATTCTGTACCGTTAACGTTCACCACGCCCTGCAAAGCGCCAGCGGTGTTTACCTTAAAGTAAACGCCATCCGTAGGGGTTGCAGTGGTAGCAGCAAAGCCCAAGCCAAATTCAACGATTGAGTTGGCTTGAAGCGCTACGTTAAAGCGGACGCGGAATACAACTTCATTAGTCGAAGATGCCGAAAGCTGGAAAGTGCGATACGTTTGCACGCGAGCAACTGCGCCAGAAGCAACTGAGTTACCAGCGTTAAATACTAAGTAGCCTCCCGTCATTGCCAAAGTTGCGGTGGCCGTGACGCACTGATAGGCGCTTGTATCTACAATGGTATGGTTAAAGGTATCCTCCCACAGCACTTGGTCGATGCCAGTGCGCAAACGCCCGTCTGGGGTCACGCGTAGGGTGCGTCGCAGCGGGGTGAGAACGCCAGAAGCACCGTTGTGATTCTCCCCAGCCATGACCATATAGCCAGTTTCGCTGATGACATCGGGAGTCACCACTTTAAGATTATTGTTAGCGTCAACTTCGGCTAGGTTTGCGGTTAGACCGCCTTCTAATACTGCCATTTTATGCTCCTACAAAATAATTAAATTTGAAGTT